GGGGTTTCTATCTGTTTAGGAGTCTCTCGTACCTAGTAAGGGTACTCAACCTAGAAGGCTGAACTTCCTTAAAAGGTAATCTTGGAGACAATCCAAGAGCCACAGGCAGAGACTCAAAGGCTTCTAACCCGATGAGAATTGAGGATTCCCATCGATTGAAGACCGTTTTAGTCAATGCAGACTTAACTTTCTCGTCGAAAGTTGCCGAGATTTCATTTAATTGTTCAAAATTAAATGACTCGGAAGAGGTATAAACATTCCTGTTTATTCTCTTTCTTAGGCCCATAAGGGATCCTAAGACAAATTTTTCGGGTTGGTAGAAGTCTAAGGTTCTGTAAAGCATCTCAGCCAGGTTGTCACCTGGTAATGAGAAGTTCAAACCAATTGGATCACATAAGTGAGCAACTTGTTTGAAAACCTTCTTCTGCCGACTCGAGAGTAGGCAGTAGCTCTTCCGTCCAAGTAACCTGCAGATATCGAGAAAATTGTCATCAGACATTTTTCTCCACTTCAATTGGGGTAAAACCCTAACTGGAGTTATTATCTTTCCAGCAAACTCAGCGAGTGAGTTGGAAGATAGTGACTTATCAGCAGACCAAGGACAGGACATTCTATCAAGCATAGTAATGTACTTATCCCTTAGACCATCGTCTAGGATAATTACATCATCTCCAACAACAAAGAACTGGTTGTCATAATGACCTCCAGCTAAATGAAGTAGGAGAAGTCCATGCGTCAAGGTAAAAGAGCCAAAACTGGGAAACAATCCCAAGGGTTGACCTTTTGACCAGGATAGATCACCTAGTTGAGACTTCCATATTCCACGAGAGATCTCCTCAAAAAGATCAATGTGGTCCCATTCTGACTTATAGAAAATAGCTCGAAGAGCTGTTAACTGTAAGGAGAGAGGGAAATGGTCAGTAGCACTAGACAGATCTATACTGTGTACTTGACCACCTTGCCAAAGGTGTGATTGAATGTAGGGATGGGCTTTCGTTTGATCGAAAGTACAATCCCAGGGCAGTAACCGGACAACATCATAAATCAATTTGCCCATAGGGCGAAGTGCTTCTTGATGTATCCTAAGAGGCGAAGCTATTGAACGTAGCTTACCACCAGGCTCCTGTAAGAAGTGAATCTCACCTCCTATAGGTTTTTCATCTTGTACTTGAATCCCTCTTGCAGCTAGTTGGGCTGCATTTGTGACCAAGTAATCAAGATAAGTCTGTTGGTAACCAAGACCATGTAACAAAGGTTTGTAAAGCCTTTGAAACTTTCGGTACACAGTCAGACCTCCAATTGTATTAAACAATTCGAGATCATCTAGAATCCTTTCAGATTGTAGATTTGACTTCTGACCAAATAATCTTGGTGCCTTTTTACCAGGTGAACCCTGGTAGGTTACTAGAGGATGTGGAGTCACAACCACTTTCCTCTTACGAACTGTTCTCTGAACAGTCTTGGAGAATTCCTTGAGAAAGGAATCATCAAGACCATCAGATTCAGTTGGATTGATCGCAGAAAGAAACTTTTCTTTCTGGGTATCAGTTAGGGAACCATGGATATAGTATGTATAAGCCATAAAGGCTTGTAGACACCGTCCAAAGTTCTTATCTGATTGATCAGCCCAACGGAATAGGGAACCAATCGTGCCATGAATATCACCCTTGCGATTCTTACGAATCCAAGTGAGAGGTTCAAGTCCCGATTGGCGTCGAATTAGATCAACTTTCAGGCTTTTAAGTCTGGAAATGGTCCATTCGACTCCTGAACAGCTTTCCCAGCGTACTATAGTCCGGATAAAATCCGGAATACAGTATGAAGGGATGCCTATAACAGAAAGACGACGCTCTAGTCCACCCTGATTGTGTTGAATTAACAACATAACATTACTCCTTTAGTTAAGGATACGGTTCAATCGGGTGAACGACGAGTTCACCTTTCAGTCTTAGGGGGCTCCCGTCCAGTAGGTGATTAACCATGTTAGGGCCACGCCCAGAATGAACCAACGGATTCTAAGAAATACTCTAGAATCATTGTTTCTAAGTTCATCGTTCTGTCGCTCAGCTGCAGACTCCTCAAGATCTTTGTAGTCCTCTCGTATTTCAGAGAGTTTAGACTGCAGGCGGTTGAGTTCAGAAGTAATTGCGGACATATTGCCGTCAATAATACTCTGAATCTCATTCGCCACAAGTTCCCTTAACTTACCCGAAGGTAAATTTGGGATGATCTTAAGTATCATGCTTGCCTGCGATAGAATCTTGAAATCAGTTACAAGATTCTTCGGTAGATCCTCAAATCGAGGTTCTTCAGTGTGTGGTCTTGGCATAGTATCACCTCC